CGGTTAGTATTTGTATTTTTCTTGCAAACGGTTTGTTAACACGTTTGACTTTTGCAACAGTTGCTCTTGCGTCTGATGGTGTTGCAAATTTTATCTTAACTGTATCTTTAGGATTTTCATCCGTATACAGTCTTCTTCCTGAACCTTTAGGCTTTTTTCCCGTTCCTTTTTTTGGATCCGCCACTTATAACTCCTTTTAATGTTTTAGCTTGTTTAGCATGTGTTTTAGATGCTTTTTGTAAACCTTTGATTACTTTTTTAATCTTTAGTTTTTTTAACATTTCCATCTCCTTCTTGCCTGACGGATACGTGAGTTCGGATCGTTACGAGTTTTTGCTGATGACCTTTTTAATTGTCCCAGTGATCTAGCGCAGTATGATTTTCTACGTTTAGCAGCTTTTGATCCTGGTTTCACTTTACCAGTCACGGCTGTTTTTAATTTAGAACCAGGGTTAAGTCTTCTATAAGCTTTAACTCCAGCTCTTGTCATTCCAGCCCCTTTATCAGTGGGTCTAAAATTTTTTTTATTTCTTGGAGGGTTAGTTCCTTTTGAATAATATTCTCTTCGCATTACATCATTCCTATTCTTCTAGCCATAAATCCACCACCCATAGCTTTTTTTCTTTTTGCAAATGTTGGAACGTTAGTAGGCTTACCACCTACACCTTGTGCTTTACTTCTTTTTCTCGCAACCGCAGAACGCCTTTGCGATTCTGTCATTCGGGCGGCTTTTGCAGCAGGCACGCATTTGGGGTATTTTCTTTTTGATCCACTTGCAGATTTTCTTCCACATTTTTTAAAACCTCCGCCTTTTTTCTTGGCTCCAATGTCTACCCAATCTTGCTTGAACCATTCTTTTAACCCGGCCATTAGACCATCCTAGTTTTTTTCTTTCTATCAGACATGATAGCACCACATCCTCTAGCTACAGATCCAGTTTTTAAACCTTGTCTTTTTAATCTAGCAGTTGCTTCAGTTAAACCACCACCCGCGTAAGATGCACGTTTCATCATGCCACCACCCATAGCTGGTTTACGTCCTTTGAAATCTTTTCTCTTTACACCACTTGGATCTTTAATTTTACCTGCACAGATTTTACTAGCGTATGCGTTCGCATATGCACTGGGGTAAACTTTAAATTTTCTTTTTGCTGCGGCTTTACCTCTAGGACATAGTTTAGTCATTAGATTACCTTCTTCTTAGTTTTTTTCTTTTTAGGTATTACACCTCTAGCCATTAATACATCTTTCATAGTTACTTTACCGTCTCCAGACATATCAGGAAATTTCTTTTTCTTTTTAGCAGAACCACCTTTAGCTAATGGTGTCATTTCTTTTTTCTTTTTAGATTCCATCATTTTTAACATTCGGTCTATATCGCGTTGGCTAAATCTTGGATTGTTTGGTTCCATAGATTTTAATTTATCCATAGCTACTGCTAATTTACTTTTAACTTCGCCCATTTTACCAGTATCAGCACCACCACCCACATTTGCAAACATTCTTTTAGTAGGTTTTTTATCTTTTTTAACTTTTTTCTTAGGTCCAAAGGTTTCAGCTATCTTTTGTAGATTAGATTTTCTTCCAAACGGATTTGTTCCCATTCTATAATTTTGTCTGTAATCTTTTCGCATTATTTTTTGCCTCCGTTTCTAAAAATTTGTGTACCCTTTATACCATAAATGCTCGCCACGACAAGGATCCATAAATTTGTGAACCATCCCGGCAGCTGTGAGAACATCTCGAAGAATAATTTTACCTTGTCCATAGCAGTTGGGTCATCTGATATGACTGCATATGCAAGCACCAACACGGGCAAACTGAGAATTATCAAAACTGCCTCGTCTTTCCAGTCCGATTGTCTAGCCTCAAGTAATTTACCTTGGTAAGCTTCCTCACCACGAGCTTGTCGTTCTGCATGTAACAACTGAGCGTCAGACATAGCCATCTTGGCTTTCTGCTTGTTGGCGTATATCTTACTTCCAGCAGATATCGCTAATTTAATAGCACTAAACCACATAATTTAGTACGCTTTAGATTTTCTTTTCTTTTCAGCTAACACTGCTCCTTGACCTTGTACTTCTTCTTCAGATCCACCAGTGCCAATATAGTTAAATGCTTGGTCAGCAGTAGTTTTTGATCTAGGATCTACTTCAATACTCTGCTCTGCAACTTTAACTTCTTGTATTTTGTCAAGCTTTTGCATTTTTGCTCCTTTTTTTAGTTTTTTCTACACCTTTTATAACACCTTTGTTACGAGATGCATAGAAAACAGTTTCTCCCTTCTTCTTACCATATTGTTTCTTCATAGATTTCATAATTTTTTTACCTTTATCTGTCAATGGCATAATTAATTGTCTATCATTATCTTAGCATCTTGAATTCCTTGCTTTGCAAGGCTAACTCCAGCTCTTAATTTAGCTAAATCTTCATTCTGCTCTAGTTTTTCGTCAAAATTTTCACCTGATTGCATCAATCTTGCTCTTGCAATGTCATTTTGAGCTTTGTCGTATTCTTTTTTACGTTCATTTTCCATAGCACGTAGGTCAACTTCTCTAGATTTTAGTTTTAACAATGGGTCATTGTCAAACTGTGAAGTAATTTTCTTCTCTTCCTTCATAAATTCTTCTGTCATCTCTGCAATCAAGACAGATTTTCTAGCTTCAACTTGATTTGTCATCATTTGTAGCTGTTGTTGTACCATTGGATTCATTGCTGCTTGTTGTTGCATCAACATCATCTCTTGCATTTGTTCTCTAAACTCTAATTGTACTTGTTCTTGAGCCATTAAACTGATGTGTTCTAGAATATTTTTCTGTATTGCACCCATAATTGCAGGATTATTTCTAACCATATTAGTTGACATGAAGTTTAAGTGTGCAGTGATATGAGCTCTATGGTCTTGACCAGGAAAAGCTTGAAAAGGTTTTCCATTCAAAGCATTTATGTGTTCCATACTTGGATCCATAGGTGCATTTGGAGCTGGTGGTGGTAGAACTGCATCTACATTTTTAACACCAATTGCTTCATACATGTTTCTATAAACTTGATACAAGTTGTGTATCTGTGGATTAGATGTTGCAAGTTGTAGTTGTGTTTGTGCTAAAGTCACTCTTTGTGACATAGAAAATATATTAGGATCTGCAACCGGTACAACGTCTATTCTATCATCAAAGTCGGCTTGTTTAATATTTCTCTGTCCACCAACAACATCGTATGGATATTCTGGTGGTAAGTATTGTGCAACGACTTTTGCTAATAATTTAAATTCATCTTTCATGGCTGCGTAACATCTTTTGTGTATTGCAGACATGACACGTGAGCCACGTTCTAATAATGCAACTGTAGTTCCAACAGCAGCGGCTTGATTACCATCACCCACTTGCATGTCAGCAATAGCAGCGAATCTTTGACCAGCTGATACTACAACACCTAATAAATTTAATAATGTTTGTGATGGTTCTTTGTAAGGTAAAGGAAAGAACGCATCTCTTAAACTTCCACCTGGTGCGTCGACATCCTTAAACTCACCTGGTTGTATTGGAGATGCTTCATCTCTAACCCTTACTCCTCTTTGTTTAAATCCAGCAGGTAAGTTTGATAGTGTGCCAGCATCCAATAATTGACGGAGAGCAGCTGTTGCAGTTCTGCTTAATCCGCCAATCATGTGGATCAATCCAAAGCCATAAAATCCTAAACCTGGAAGAAATTTAAAATGAACGAAATATTGGATTTTATTTTTCTTTAGATCGTTGGGCGCATAATTTCTTCTAATTGCTAGAACTGTTCTACTTCCTTCTTCAACAGTTACAATGTATGGTAATTTAATTCCTGTAGGTCCATCAGGTCCTTGATCTTCAAAACCCTCTAGGTCTAAGTTCACATGGCACTCTAATAGAGTGTATATTGTTTCTTGTTTACCAGATTTTTTAGTACCATCTAATTCTTTTTCTTTTTTCTCTACAGAGTTTTGTTCAACACTACTCGGTGGTGCTAACTCTACATCTACGTAGAAACCATTTACTTGTTGTTTTCGTAATTCGTTTTCTGACATTTTAACAACGTGTATTACAGACTCTGCATCATCAATACTTGTTGCAGTGTATGGCACAACTAATTCATCTGCTGGTACAAATTTAGAAACCACTCTACCTAATGGTACATCGTAGTAAACTTTTTTAAATGTAGAACCAGCTAATGGTAAATGAAATAACATAGAATCAAACTCTTCTTCATACTCTTTCATTTGATCCATGATTAGATAATTCATGTAATCTTTAACACGTTGCGATTGTGATTCAGTTTGTTGATTTTTAATTCCTATAATCTGTGTTCTAACAGGTCCGTCACTTGGTAATAATTCTTTGTAAGCTTGTGCTTGAAACTGTGTTACTGCCTCTGCAAGAACTGGGTGTGTTGCACCACTCGCTCCTTGAAATGGTTCAGTTCTATTTTCATACTTAAAACCTAACAGATCTAAACCTTGAGTATAAGATTGTTCCCAATCTTTTCTTGAAGCTTTATAGTCCATGTAATTGTTAACCATGTCAGAACCAATTGGTTCTAAAATATCATCAGGTAATATGTCTGCTAAATTATCAAAATGATTCTCGGTTCCAGGGACATTGATTGCACCCGGTTCAAAGTCTAACGTTACACCACCATCTTCTTCAGGTATAACTTCTATCGGTCCCTTATCGTCTGTTGGTTCTTGAACACTAACTTCTTCGATTTCCTCTTGTGAAGGAACCTCTAGTTTCGTTCGAGTATTCGGAAGACCCTTGTCTATTTCTGCCATTTAATTTCTCCAGTTTAACGGTTTTAACTTGTTTTAAAGGAATATTCAACCCTTGTGGATTAGGTCCACGTAATGGTGGTATTGTTGTGGTTAGTTTCTTAACCATTACTCACCTAACATTCTAGCCAGTCCACCTTTTGCTAGACCATAGGCTTTAACTCTACCGTCTTCTACACGACTAGTAGTTCTCGCTATATTTTGAGCTGTAGTAGTTGGGGTGAAACCTCCACCTCCACCACCTGTTCCAGGTTTCGTGGTTCCTGTTACAGTTCTAGTTGGTTTTTTAATAGGGGTAATTGTATCTTTTTGTTCTATAAATTTTTTGATATCTTCTTGTTTTTTCTTCGCATCCTCAAGTGCTTTTTTTCTTTGTGCAAAAATCTGTTGTGATCTTAAAAGGCTTGTTCTATCCATTGCAAAAGGATCTATTGGTACGTAACCTGCCATCAATTCATCGTATAACTCTTGACTTGTTTTGTTTTTTGCAAATGCTCCTTTAATATTGCTTACATTGTCTTTTACAAATTCACTAAAAGCATCTTTATAATTTTTTGGATTATCATATAACGCTGCTGCAAGATCACCAATTTCTTTTATTGCTCCTAAACCACTTGCACCAATAGCACCAGATAAATATCCTAAAGGGCCTGCTTTTCCTTTTCCTAAAGCCTCAGCTAAAAGATTTGATGCAGCTTGATGTCTAAAATCAGAGGGTTGACCAGACGCCTCATCGAAAGCACCTGGAAAATTAGAGGAAGTTATTTGATCTATACCAGTATATTTATCAACTAATTCTGCACCCTTTTGTATAGCATCAATAGTTTTTTCATTCACCGATTTTATTGCATCGGTAACTGGAGTTTCATAAAGTTCTCTATCTGGTGTTCCTTCTTGATAAGCAACACGTCCACCTTTGTTAAATTGTTTTTTAAATCCAATTTTAAATTCTGGTTTACCTGTTTCTAAATTATACATTAATGTTCCACCAAAACCCTCACCCTCCTTATTAAAACCTAGTCCAATGTTTCTATCTTTAAATCCACCTTCACCTAAAAATAATTCTTGGTCATCTTTTTCAATTCTATCTCTACCTTTCCCGTATTCATAACTTGCAAGTAAATCTATTTTTTCAGATAGAGGTATATCTGCTTTTATTATAGCGTTAAAAGTTTCCTTATCTATTGTAAAACCTTCTGGTGCACCTTCAATTTGTTGCTTACCAGATTTTGATCCTGAAGCTTGTATGTTAAAAAAATCGCTTAACTTCATTCCATTTTTTAAACCAATACGAGTGATGCCACCCTCTGCTAAACCAAGCTCTCTCATCTCATTTAGAATTCTTATAATATTAGAACGTTCAGACATATTAGGATCATAGTCATCACTAAATCTTTTATTAAATATGGCTTTTCTCTCTTTAGAAAAATTTTTGATATATTCATCAGATAGTGCAGACATTAATAATAAATCCTTTTACGTACATTTGTTACTTCATCGACATAGTCTTCAGGGTGGTCGATTAGACCTCCTTGTCTAAATCGCATGATCGCTTGTGTTGTACTATCTACCAAGTCATCATGATCGCCATATGGGAATGCTGCACATTCCTCTATGACCTCCTCGGCAAATTTTTGCTCAGGAGCCCATATCATACCACTTTCAAACAAAGGTGCAACTGCATTTACACGTGCGTGCTTGTCATTTCCTTTAGATGGTGAAAAGTTCACAACTGGTATATCCATCTTCCTCAACTCGTAAGTCAACGGCAATCCACTTGCCTTTGCCTCAACAATTACCGTTTCAGGTTTCCAATAGTCATATTGTTCAAGGGCTAACCTACGTAACTCAGGGAACTCGTATCTGCCTTTGATAGCGTCGAGAAGAATAAGGTTAGCCCCTTCATCCTCACTAGGATAAAATATACCCCAAGTGGTGATAGCTGAATAATCTGCTGTTTCTTTTTTAAGGAACGCAGTATCATAAGATTGTATGACGTGCTGTAATTGTGGAATGTTTTCTGATTTATAAGTTCTCCACCACTCACGTTTCAATATCGCACCTTCTTCACTAGTTGGTTGCTGCATCCACTGTGCATTCCATTTAGCAACGGGCAGTGTTGCTTGAACCTTTTCAAGTTCATCTAGTTTCCAATACTGTGGCCAAACAGGTGCAGCTTTATCTGTTCCATGATCCATGATTGCTGGAAACTCGACCACGTGCCACTGATCAGCTTTCGCTTCTGTTTGATTTTTAACTAACATACCCGTTAGATCTTTCGTAGACCAACGTGTCATAACTAAAACTATCTTACCACCAGGCTGCAAACGTTGACGAGGACCAGAGGTATACCATTCATAGGCTGACTCTAATGCAACCTTGGACATTGCATCTTGCTCAGAGTGTGGGTCATCAATGATTAATAGATCTGCACCACGTCCAGTGATTGCACCACCAACACCAGCTGCAAAATATTCACCACCTTGTGCTGTCTCCCAACGTCCTGCTGCTTTGGAATCTTCTTGAAGTGTCGTCTTGAAAATTTTTGCGTAGTCTTCACTGTCGATTAGGTTCTTTGCCTTACGACCAAATCTGATTGCGAGTTCACCCGTGTGGGTTGCTTGAATGATCTTGAGCTTCGGCTCACGGCCCACCATCCAAGCAGGAAGTAAGTATGAGGCAAACTCCGACTTGGTATGTCTGGGGGGCATGTTGATTATCAAACGGTTTATCTCACCGGTTGCTAATTTATTAAATTTATCTGCAATATGTCTGTGATGAGGACCCTCTACAAAATCAGGCCATACACATTTAACAAAAGATAGAAAATCTTGTTTAGCCTTATTCTGTATCTTTTTTTCTGCATGCATTACCTTTAGCTGCAAGAACTGTTTTCTTATATCAGAAGGTAACTTGCTTATGTCTACTGTATCCAAATTCATTTAAAATTTTGCAAAATTTTTTTTAGGGTCACTATACATAATGAAAACGTTTTTACCAACATTAACAGTCTAACTCTTAGCACATGTGCTCAGTATTAGGATCCCTTTTGTAAAAAAAGGGGGGTCGGTGTTGTTTGTTTTTTGGTTTTTGGCTTTGGTTTAGGATCCATTGACCACGGATCTTTGGCTATTGTCATTAAATTATTACTAACGATAATTTATGACTATCAATAGTAATGTCCGATAAATTAAAGTTATCGGAAATTATAAAGAATTAAAAACTTTCTTAATATCCTCGTAACCTTGAGCCAATGCCCTTGATTTAAAACCCACGTTTAAAAGTTCATGGATCTTGGAACCCTCAAAAAGTTTCGGAGACCTCGAACCTTGCCCCTTAACACAGATGAAGGTGTTCTTTGGGTGTCTGTAATGGAATGCAATTTGATGGGGTGAGAAGGTGATCTTGTTACCTCTAGCGACTTTTAATTCTACTGTGAAAAAGGTGCAACTATCATTATAGCCCAATAAATCTGGAGTACCAAATAAGCTATTATTTTCAATTCTAACCCAACTAATTTGATTAATATTCTTTTTGATTTCGTGATAAAATTTACTTTCATTCTTCATTAATTTTTAAAGTAACATTTACATTCAAAGCTCTACAATTTCAAGTTGAAAACACAATATCTTGTGCCTGGAAACCGGGACCTACTATATCTAGTAATTTTAAAAAATAATTAAATATTTTCTTGATTACTCTTTATTATCCCATAATATCCCAAATATATAAATATAAAAGAAAGGATAAAAACAAATGGCAAAAGAAAAAAAACTTAAATTAAATTATTTTATATGGGGTCAAGTAGATGGAGAAAGCAAAAGCTTTTACTTAGAACCAAATCAATTAGATGGTTTTATGAAAAAACAAAATCTTTCAAAGTCTACAATTGCACAAGTTTACGCCCTTAAACACTGTCAAGGTTTATCACTTGCAAAAGGATTTACTATTGAGAGAAGACTTGCATTTAATTAGATCGAAACCCCCTCAAGGGGGTCTTGAGGTTAATCCTCAACTGATGAGATCAGAAACAAAAGAAAGGATAAAAACAAATGAACAAAGAACAAAAAGAAATAAATAAAAGAGTTAACAGAGCATTCTGCAAACTACATATTTTAAGTAATATCACATGGACACCATACAGAGATGAATTATTTAATATGAATAGAAAAGACGAAAAGCAACACAGATTTGGCGATTGGGCAGAACACCACAAAGGATCTGCATCTATAAATGATTGTGCAAAACTTTTTACAGTAAAACATATTGCAGAAAGTTTATTAAATCCAAATAAATGGGGTGTAAAAGATTTATTAACAATCAAAAAATCTTGTATTTATTCACAATCATTAGTCAATAATTATGGTGATAGAATTAAAAAAGCATGGATTGATGAAGATATAAAATATCTTGCAGATTTAGATTATATTGCTTTAGTGAATTGGGATTTATATCAAAAAGATAAAAAAGAGGTTGCATAGATCGAAACACCCCCAATTGGGGGTGTATTGAGGTTAATCCTCAACTGATGAGATCAGAAACAATTATATTTTTTATAGTTGATTTTACTATTTATAGGACTATAAAGGATATTAAAAAGAAAGGATAAAAACAAATGAACAAAAAACAAATTAAAAGGTTTGCGAGCTTTTTAGTGAAAAAAACAAAAGGTCTTTTTCACTATGAAGAGGACACTTGGGAACAGTTTTTTTCAAAAAGACAAGTTGTCAAACATAGCAAAAAATTATCAATTTGTATGAAAGACAAAAATTATCAATTTTTTTGTGATTGTCTTTTTAATGCTTTTGATAACTTATATAAAAAGAAAGGATAAAATAAAATGGGATATACAAACTATTGGACACAAAAAAAACCTTTTAATAATAAACAATGGAATATTATTAAAAAGGAATACGATTACATCAAAGAAAATTTTTCAGATGATGACGGAATAATAGAAGATCAAACAGAAAAATCAGATGAAATTATTTTTAATGGTAAATCAAAAAATAATCTAGATCATGAAACTTTTGTTTTAACAAAAAATTTTAGAGAACCTTTTTATAATGGGGATGATGTAAAATTTAATTTTTGTAAAACTGCAAGAAAGCCTTATGATCTCGCAGTTTGGCATTTGTTAACATTTGTTAAAATGATTGCCCCTAATTCAATCGATATAAAACGAGATGGTTGGTATAATGGAAGAAAGGAGAACGATTAAAATGTTTGTAGATAATTTAAGACTAGATGTAATCGCAACTTATGTAAATCATGAACAAGATCATTTTAATTGTGGTGTGTGGGAGAGTGCGATTAAATCAGAAAAAAAACTTATTGATTACATTAAGGAACAATTAAGACACAAAGACTTAGTTAAACTGTCTTTGTGTTGGGAGTGTCCAAAAGAGGTAGTTGATAAATATAAAACAATTCAAGATAGTATTAAGAAAAATGCAAAATACTATTTTGAAAATGGAAAGGAGATAAAAGAAAATGGTAAAAATAATAACTAATCAAAGTGGGACGAAGGGTTTTGTCTGTCAAGGTCAATTTATAACAGATCCTTATTCAACGGAATGTATGAGGGGTGTTGTTGATCCGAAACAATACTATGGTTTAACTGATGATGAATTAATTCATTTTAAACATTTAGAACCATTAAAAGAAGAACCACAACCAACTTATGAAGAACTAGTGAAAGATTTAAAAGGAATGAAATTTTTCATTGTTCGTTGGTGTGGGGATGCAGATAGCCCTTCATCACATAAAGTTGACGATCCAATTAAATTTTTTGATGAATATCATTATGGAGATGATGTAGTGAAAGATTTAAAAGAAATGGCAGTTGGAGAAAAATACAATGTTGATGAGATGATGCAAGACATTGAAATACTAAGATACGAATAGAAAGGAGAAAATAAAATGGAGTGGTGGTATATACCAATGATTTTGGGTGTAGGTGGTTTTGTATGCCTACTAATGATTATAATAATCCATATTATTGAGGATTTAAGATGAAACACAAGATGTTGTGTCTAAGCTCACGGACACAACTCTAGGTAGTGGTCCAAAAATAATGCTTGATTATATTAATTATAGGATTATAAATGATAGAAAAAACAAAAAGGAGAAAGAATGAAAATAGAGTTAAACAAAAAAGAAACAAATCTTTTAAATGAAATTTTAAAAGATGAATTACAAAAGGTTTCTAAACCTTTTGTTTGGGTTGATACTTTTAATAGAACCATACCTAAAAAAACAATTAAATGTATTGAAACACCTAAACAAAAATATTTAACATCAATAATTAACAAAGTTAAGAAAGGATAAAAAATGGATATAAAATTGACTAAAGGAGAAAAAGATTTTTTATTAGATTGGTTGTGTGATGACTTGCACATTGAACTTGAAAAGAGAAGGGATCAAGACGAACAAAGCCCAACTGCAAGAAAGTTCTTACCCAAGATAATAAAAAAGTTAAGGGGGGAAGATAAATGAAAAAAAACTTACCAACTCAAGATAGTGTAAAAAGGCTCATGGAACAGACCTTAAAAAATATCTTGAGTTGTGTAGGTGGAGTGTACTATAATAAATATAGGTCAAAGTTAGAAAGGAAGAAAGATGAAAAAAGCGACAAAAATAAATTACCAAGAAGTTAAAAAATTAAAATCTTTCTGTGGTGTAGAGTTAAAAGGTAGTGAAACTTTTGATGAATTATTAAAAATAGAGAAAGAACAAGAAAAGAAAAAATTAATAAAAGGAACAATTATCTGTAAAGCTAAGAAGTGCAATAATTATCTATACAAGAACCAAAGCACATTAAACAGAGAATATTGTGCGGAGTGTTTATAAAATGGATAAAATTAAAATAGAATTGACCCTAGATGAACTTCATATAATTATGAATATACTTAGTGTAAAATCTCTAAGTGGTAATTTAGATGATGAAGATAGGGTTTTAGGTAGAAAGATACATCAATCAATTAAAAAACTAGAGAAAGGAGGTAAGAAAGATGGAAAAAGATAAATTAGATTTAATTAAAAAAATAATTACTTTGGTCGACACTAAAGAAGGTCTTAGAAAGGTCGAAAATGCAGTTGATGAAGTTTTAAGAACTCAGTGGGATAAAGAGGCAAAAGATAGAGAAGAGTTTGAAAAATGGAGAAAGGATAAAAATAAAGAAAACTCTGACTCTATATTTGACGATTTACCTCTTTAAAATGGGTCTAGGGGCGTGGTAGTGTTACATGCCATGCCCTTAGTAATCTTTGATATATCCTGGAGGTAATATTAATTTTTCCTCTCTATTTGGCTTTAAAACCACTCGTAGTGAAGTATCTAAAGGATTATTACTTTGATGAACTTCAATTCTTTTAATCTCTTCTAAATAACCTTTGGAGGTCATGATGTAGATTTTAGCATCACTGACAGCGTTTCCTCTTCTTCCATTTTGTCCTTCAGTAAATTTGTCCAAATATTCTTGTAAATGTCTGACGTACATTATTTTTTATTTAACCTCGTTTGTAAATCTTCAATGACTTTTTTATAACCACTTAAAAGATTTTTGCTCTGTTCATTCTCAAAAACAACTTTCTTTAATTCCCAAATTTCTTTCTTTTGTTGGTCAACTAGTTGTTTATATCCCTCAATAGTGTCTTGTAACTCTTTCGAACTTCTGTGCACTTTCATAGTTGACTTTATAGGAGGGTTACCTTAAATTGTCAACTCATGGGTGTACCAAAACGATTGACAGAAATGCAACAAAGATTTGCCGAGTTTTTAGTGTTCGGTGATGAAAATGGTCCCCTAACTAAAACTGAGGCGGCACTTAGGGCAGGTTATTCTCCAAAAAGAGCAAGACAAGAGGGATCTGAGCTTACGAACCCAAGATTGTCTCCACTTGTAGTGAAACATATTGGAGAGCTAAAAGAAGAAAGACTAAGAAAACATGAAGTGACTTATGAAGGCCACGTTGCTGAACTTGCGAGATTGCGAGAGGCAGCACTAAAGAAAGGATCTTTTTCTTCAGCGGTTAATGCAGAAGCAAATAGAGGAAAAGCTGCCGGTCTATATATCGATAGAAAGATAATAAAAACAGGCAAACTAGAAGATTTATCTGAACAAGAATTAGAAAATAAAATGAAACAAATTTTAAGTGACTATGCACCTTTGTTAGATGCAAAACAAATCGAAGGCGAAGTTATATCTTCTGAATCTTCTTCACCCAATGACGAGGGATCATCGTCCGATCTCCAAAAGTAATTCCTTCTTCATCCTTATCGTATGATGCAAACATCTTGATATGTTTTTCTGTCTTCTCATACAACCAACCTTCATTAACTGGATAAGATAGTTTCATCTTATCAAACTCTTTTTCAGTAGCCCAGCCAGAGTCACTAACGCAATCGACCCACTCCACTCTGACTTTTTGGAAAGGTATATCTGGAGTTGTTTCAGTGATGACAGCTTTTCTTCTTTTCCTAGGCATGTATAGGTTTATATCACAGATTGAAATATATAAAATAACGTTCGTGCGCGCGATAGCGATTTTGTATTGGTACACATTAATATGTACCAAAAAACAAAAAGTGTACCATAATTTGTCCCATAAAACGCTATATTTTATGCTGAAAAACTATCAAAAGTACACAAAGTACACTTTATTTCGTGAAAATAAAAAAATTTTTTTTAATCTGTAAAATAAAACTATAGTATTTCTTTTTTTGCCTTATTACTGCCGTAGTGTAGCTCAATTATAGCCAATTTCTCCTCAGCTTGTGCCATTTTTTCCACTAATTTGTCTACTTCTGCCGTAATATCAGGGTGTTCCGGGATCACTAATTCATGCTCACTGTAGCACTTTATCTTGTATTTAGCGTCCTCAATCTCTGCATTATACTTAGCAGTCAATACTTTCTTTAAATTATCGTTCATTTCTTTAAGTCCTTCATTCTTTGATACATTTGCTGTAATTCAAAAACATTACATTTTTTAACAAATTCCTCAATATCTTTTCTCATCTCTTTCTGAGCTTCGTGAGCCTTGGCCTTATTTTCTTGCTGCACTTGGTCTATACCCCATCGTGTTTGATCCGTCATAGTTTCTTCTCTAACTCCTTTAAGTATTCCTCGTTTTCTTTTTCAGTGTTGTATTGTTCTTTCTCATCAAACTTTAGTTCATGATACATGTCTAGTCTTTTGAGAAACTTGTGTTTATAGCTCCGTAGTTCGTGGTCCGTGATTATAAACTCTTGATAATATAAATCAGGCGTACACATCATGATTACACCTTGACGGATCTCGGATCCGTGAACATGATCATGAGCCATGGCATATGCAGCGATTTGTAAATAATAGTCTTCAATCCACTCTTTACGTTTAGGGCGATTGGATTGTTTAAAGTCTACAATAGTTTCCATCCCATTATGACTACAAACGAGGTCAGTAGACCCAGCATATAGCCCAGGATAATACAACGTGACTTCCGAGCCGTAATACTCTTCGACCGGTGCAAGACCAATCTCAATAACTTTTTCGGCCATGGACTTCGCCGTCCGTCCGAGTTCCGTAAGATCATCGTATCCAACGCTTGTAATATGGGACTCCAAGAACTTGTGCATGCTAGTCCCTCTCCGTGATGATAGATTCTTAATTCGTTCAGCTTCTTTTTCTCCAACCTTAGCCGTCCAATCTTTTAAAAATTGTTGATCTTTGGTTGCGCCTAATATCGTAGTTACACTAGGAAGTCTATAACCATTTACATCATAGATCCGTGATCCTTGGTCCTCGATCTGTGTGCCTTGAACGTATTGATATTTTTCGTTTTTCTTCATTCTGAATCATCGAATCTTTTAGATTCTTTTCTCCTTTTAGTAACTTTATTTATTATTATATAAGCTGCAATCGCACCAATAAAAAAGGCACTCATACTAAATATAAACATACCTAATCCATGATAAAATGTCATTCTAAACTCATCGCCTCCTTATATTTTTCTAAACTAATTATTTTACCATTTAATAACTTTTTACATTCTATTTTTCTTTTAGCATAATGAGCTATGATCTTTTGTATGTCCTCCAGTTTTACATGAGCAAAAGGCCATAACAAAGTAGAAACGTAAAACGCATCACGGTGGCTGCAACGCCAACGCCACTGTTTCTTCCAAGTTTTAGTATATCTAGTTTTATATCTTTTCTCTCCAACAGTGCCGACACCTAAAATCTCACGCACCCAAATCAAAATAGATCTATCTGTCATTGCCATTTCCATTCTAATTGACCAAGTTGGATAAGGTTTAATGTTATGCTTTCGCTGACGCATGTATTGTTTGTATTGAACGTGTCCCTCGCCATCAAACAAACCGGCAATATAAGCCAAGTCCGTTTCGTTCATCAATTTATACTTCTGCTGCTATTCGCATGACCAATGAATTTCTTTGGTGACACAGTCTCATACACTTCTCCTTCAGAGTCACACGAAAAACATTGGTTTATCTTATCCTCCCCATCTAATCCTTTCGCCTTTATGTATCCGTTCCCCTTACAAGTAGAACAGATTATTCTTTTAATCCGATTTAGTTTTAATTTTACCATTTAATTTTCTCGCTTCTTTGTTTGCTAATACTTCGATTGTTTTTGATATAGACAATTTGCCGTCGGGCAGTAATACCTTAGACAACTTCTCTAAAATAGAGTATGTTTCTTTCTGAAGCGAAACATTTTTATATTTATTCATGTCGGTCATGCTTGTTTCCTTTCATTGTTAGATAGTTTATAGTTCATAATATAGGATTGTCAATGAAATTTATTTTAACTTTTATATTTTGCTCAGGTTTAGCTAATCAATGCTTGCCCCCTGTAGAATATGAAGGGTCGTATCCTGATTTATACACTTGTTTGAATGCAGGATATAAAGAATCGATAGTACAATTAGAAAAAATTGGAGCTGTAGATGTTAACGAAAAAAGAATATTTATTAAGTTTTTTTGCTCCCCAACCCAAGAGACTTGACTTCAAACCCAACAAATGATAATGCGTGAGTATCTTCTCATCATTACCTACCCTTAATTATTCCCTCTCTAAAGGGTAGGTGTATTTCAATTTATAGTTGAACCCATTTTGGTCATAGTGTCCTATATTTTCCTTGACACAAGATATAGTGTGTGACAATTTGTTCCTTGACTATCCCACATAATCCTATATAGTGGATTTATGAATTATTTAAAAGTTCATAGAAAGGAGGAAGATGCCTAACAAAAATGGTTGGTGGAAATTTCACGATGATGTTCGAGATATTACTAAAGTTCAAAGAGATTCTAGACTAAGTGGTATCATTAAAGATATAATTCAAAAGCTTGAAAAAGTAGATCGTGAAACAGTTACTGTAAATAGTAGTTGGTATGCAACTAATCTTAGATCAATAGAATATCTAATATCGGATTTAGATAATCTACATGATTACGCTTATGACAAACAGTTCGCAATAAATGCCTTAGAATATTTTGATAAAACAGAAGACCAAGGTATTAAGAACGACAGCTTTGTTTTAGAGCAGATAGAAGTATACAAAAAAAGAGCAGCTTAATCAAACTTAAGGCGATCATCAGTGGTCGCCTTATCTACACATACAACCAATCCAATTACCACTGCCATCATTCATAATATGTAAATTTAAAGTGTCAACATACCCAGTTAGTTTTAAACGAAGTATGTCACACAATTCAAAGCAATCAATCTCTCCTGTCAATACTATTCCATCTAACATTTTTTTTGTTACTGGAATTAATTGGTATAACCCATCGTTTAATATTATTAGATCCATAATTCTTTCTCACCTCCTTGTACCACTGATCCTTGTACCGTGGTTCTTTAGTCTTGTTGTACAGATTTGCGAGTCTGTCCAATTGGTCTTGAATAAGCATTAGTTCCCCATTTTAAAATGTTTCTTAAACCAGGTGCACTGACTTGTAAGTCTACCCCATAAGGCTTCCAAGCACGTTTCATTAAATTAATCTCTAACAAAAGCGCACTGTATTGTTTAGGGGTAACGCCTTTCGGTTTAATACTAATTATCTTTTCTTTTGCTGCCATTGTCCTCCTTTCTTATGTCGTCCGTTTTAACTAATTTAATATTTAATTTCTCTGCTGCTTCAACAGCTTTGAATGTATATCTAGTTGAGGATATAACCATCATTTCAATATCGCAATCTTTATTATCAATCTCATCAAGGTCAACAGAACCTTTTAATTCACGCACAACATCGGGTCCGATAGGGTTACCTGAATCTATATAATGTTTACATTGAACAAATAATTTTCTAACTCTACCATCTTCTCCCTCACGAACAGCCCTAATATCAATACCACCATCATAATTATTTCTTTTTATAACTTCCCAACCAAGCCTTGAAACATATCTTTCACACATCTCTTCAAAACCTGCAGGGGATAGTGCAGCAATTCTTTTATGTTTATCTAAATTTTCATCAGTTTCATATAACAAACCATTCAAAGACTTTGTTCTATATTTAATTTGTCTTTCGTTCATATTTTTTTCACCCCAAATAGATTTTCTTACAAATGTATGACCTTCAGGTAAATATACTCCTGATGCCTCAGCCATAACCAATTGAGTCTTAGAGGGTTGCATACCTTTTGGTAATTTTCTCCTATGAGCTCTACGTTCTCCACTAAATTTTCTAGATTCCGAAAAGAACACCTTTTCCCTTTTTCTCTGCTGCAAACCATCTCTTCTTTTATATCTAACTCTTGGGATCCAAATCTGTCTTTTCTTATCAGACTTAACTCCAGGTGGTATTCTAGATCCCACATAGTTCATCGTTGTATCTCTCTCAATTAAAACTTTCCAATCTCTGATACAACAAGCTAATTTTAAATATATACGATTATAATTTTCTATTAAATTTTCTTCTTTATCAAACATTTGTCTTCTATTTACTAACCAATATCTAAATTCTTTTTCATCTTTCTTAAATAATTCGCTCATGTATCTGTCTTCCTCATCATGTAAAAAGATATGTATATACTTTTCATCTTCAACAAATCTTGCATATTTGAAAGTAGGGTCATCTTTTAACCCAACACAAGCATTGTGTGGTATCAATAAACCAGTTTCTTGATTCATGGCTTCTTGTAAAATTAAAGATGTTTGTTCTTTTATTTCATCTTTTAAATTATATGTTTCATTAACTTTTTTATCTAAACTACCTATTGATTTTTTATATTCTTCAATGTGTGGATAAAGTTCTCTTTTATTAAATATTTCACCTTCCTCTAAAAATAAAGGAAAGTCGCTAATATCAAGATAATTTTTAATTGCTGCAACAAAGTCTAAATTATTCCAATAATACAGACAGTCTATTTCTGTTGCCTTAGAATAATTTATATAACCTAAAGGTAGTTTCAAACCTTGTTCACAATGTTGAGTTAAGAAACAAATTTTAAGCATTTCTTCAAATAATTCATCAATTGCAAACATATTTTTTTCTCTTTCAAACCTTTCTCCATACTGCTTGTTAAGAAATTTAACTATTGTAGAAGTCTCGATAGGTTTTTCTATTAGTTTCATGGTTACCTTAGTGATCTCCCCTTCATCTTTGCACTCACCAAACCAAGTATAAATATTATTGCTCCACTTATCTTTTTTATTTCTATCTTGCTTTTCATCAATAAAACTATCAACTTTGGTTACAAACGCCATGATGTAGTTTACTAAAGTAAAAAAATAACTAGCTTCAAGTAAATCTTTTTTACTTACTTCTTTTAATGAGAAATCTACTTTAGTTTTACTAATTGTTCCTTCTTGACTCTGATCATATAAGGTTTCATATTTTCCAAAAAGTCCTAGAACTTCAGTGTACTTTTTAGTAATTGATTTTGGTAAATTATTAAAAATGTGTTCTCCCTTTTTAGTTCCAACATCATCTGTTGATTCTTCAAAACATTTATAAGTTTCTTTAATACCATAAGAATTTTTAAGATTTATTTTATAGGCTTTGTTTTTATGTGCCCTTGTAAAAACTATATACAAAGTAAAATTTTCTTTGGATAAATTTTGATATGTTTTTCTATCTACATAGTAAGTTAAGTCATTTAAATTACAAACAGCTGTGTATGCTGATGGTAAAAATTTTTCCTTATAAAAGTTAATATCGAGACTAAAATAAATTTTTGGGTTATCATTTCTAATTATTAAATAACCATCTTTATATGGTATAAGTAATTCACCAAACTTGTTTAATTTTTTATCTTTTATTAAAGAGTAATCTATGTCTTCCATTTCAGGAACACCTATGTTTTGAACTATTTCTTTTTCAACAGTGCCTAATTCTATTTGAGCTTTAGTAATAGCAGATTTTTCACTTAAAAGTCTTTCTGATTTAACGACAGATTCTTCTAAATGAAACCAAACACTATTAGTTTTTGGTCTAATTTCTCTTTCAAATACTTTTTTTAATTTTGCATCTTCATCGTAAGATGGCTTTCTATAATCAAAGTTTGTTATATTTTGCATGTCCATAATATTCTTTCGTCTGTATATTTTTATTTATAGGACTTTATATGATATATGTCAATACTATTGTGGACGGCCTTGACGATTGTATGGTTTATATGATCTTTTCTTTGATTTATTTAGGTTTTTTGTATGTCTTCTTGGACGTTTTCTAGGCTTTGGTCTAGGTACAAAATTGGTAAATTTACGTTTAGCCATCTTTTAAAAATTTATCTACTTCAGATTGTAAAGTTTTACCAGTCAAAGTTGGCATATAAATTATCCTACCATTCACATGCTGCTCCAAGTCTGTGCCACAAGTTACACATCTATAATATTCTCTAGTGATAGACACTAGTAATGTATCTTCTTCACAAGTTGGACATACACCATTAACTACCTCTGGTGTAAACTTCCATGTGTACTTTTTTCCTGTCATATGCTTTTTTATTCTTTATCACTTTCTGACGATAACGTCTATCTTTTAAATACTTCGCCATTGGGTTCTTTTTCTTATTCAAGGATTAAAGCTTTAATATATTTTCTTCCTTGGTATAATTCTATTTCTGCCTTACCCTTGTAGCATTTGTAAGATACAGATTCTGAATACTCCCTCTCTGCGTGACGCTTTCCACGAAGACACGCAGCCATGTTTTTTTGCACAAGGTGTTCCTTGATCTCTCCGTTTACAAACATCAATAATGCTACTACAGATTCTATCATCAGTTGTAATTATATCCCGTATTAGATTGATCTAATTTTTGAAATAATTTTTCATGTTGTTTCATAATTTCTTCATCAGAATCAGCCATCTCGGATAATTTTTCTTCTAACAATCTTGACTGCATTTCTAATCTTTCAACTTTATCAAGAAGAACTGCTTGACTTGTAGACAGCTCAAACGTACGAGATAAACTCCACCCAGCCAATGCTAATAAAATTCCTATCAACATTGTTGTTATTTTTTCCATCATTGTGCGTAACTCCCATTTCCATTGTATTTCATGTCTCGATTTGAATCTTTTAATTTTTCAATATCTTCTAAAACCTTATCCATTTGTTTTCTTAAAAACTCAATGTTTACTTTGTTTAACGCCATGTTTTCTATGTGTGCGTTAAGCTTATCCGTGGTCTTGTATAAATCCTCGATCATCATAAATTGCTCCGAGTCTGCAGGAAGCGAACCAAGTTGACCTCGAGGCCATTTGATTCTAAAGTCTGTATTCTCTGTTAGATCTTTCTCCATCAACTCTAATCTTGTGCTGTGTTGATTGAGCTTTTCTACAATACCAAAATAACCCCATACGCCCATTGCTACGATAACGATTAGGCTAGCTACCGTCTTCATCGGCATCTGTACTCGTGCTTCTTCTCCGATGTTTAATGGTTTATTGGACATGTGGTCCTCCACAGAAAGCCAAGACTACTAACAACACTATCAACAAACCTGTAGCGTAGTAATTCATCTTGGCTATCTCCATAATTCTATTTAATTATTAAAGCCACTACTAAAACTATAAACACAAGAGTTTCGATCTTGTGATTGTGCCAGTAATGAAAAGCTTTATTTTTAATTTTACTAATCATTTTTTTTCTCCTCTATTTCATAGAAGAACTTGTCTGTATCTTCAGTACGCCAAGCTCTGCTATCTTCTACATTCCATTCAGATGTCTGCACTTTCCAATCAGGGATTGTGTCTTTAACAGTAAAAGAAGGTATATCCCATATACATCGATTGTTAGGCTGTGCTGCAAAATTACCATCATTTAAGGCAATTATGTGAGCGCACTTATGTTCGTGCGGTATCTCTGAATGATCAGTGTCAAGTATATTACTTTCAGGATGTGCAAAGTCAACAGTAAATAAGTATTTACCTGCGTGCCATTTTTTGTCTTTTCCTATGTATTTACCAGCTTGTCCGTCTAATATATCCCAACGATGAACAGAAGGATAATAACTAAAACAATTCCAAAGCTGTAGTTCATCAAGTCTTCTTGCGGGCACTCTGGATGGGTCAAATCCCTTTTGAATAAACGCGCTAATTGGTAAGCGATAAAATATTGCACCGTTTTCCATAATAGCATG